CCGGGTGCGACCGACCAAGGGCTCGAGCGCGGCGATGCGCACGCCATTGCTGGTCAGCAAGATCGAGGTCAATCGCAAGGATGGCCGGGCCGCCAAATACGGCCTCGATCTGATCAGGCTCGACACCGATCATTGGAAAAGCTGGGTTCACGAGCGCCTGCGATGGCCCGACGACCAGATCGGTGGCTGGCATGTTTTTAACGGCGTGGATGACGATTACTGCCATCAGCTCGTGTCCGAGGCGCGGTTGAAGCAGCCGACCGGCCGGGTCGAATGGATTCAGCGCTCGCGCGACAATCATTTTCTCGACATAGAGGCCATGCAAGCGGCGGCCGGCTATCTGCTCAACGTCCAGCGCATCCCATTGCAAAATGCTCAGACACGTACTAGGGATGGTGCCGCGGCTAAACCAGAACCTCCACCCGAGGTATTGAGCCCGTCTGAGGCGCCCCCTGTTCCGACCGCGCACCACCCTGGTCGCAAATACCGGCGCATCGTCAGATCAAGCTATCTCGGGTACTGAGATGGCAAGGCCGTGCCTTACACCCAGGCCCAGATCGACGCGCTGATTAATGCGATTGCCAGCGGCGTCAACAGCGCCGGATACGGCGACAAGCGTGTTGACTACCGATCATTGGCCGAACTCCGGCAAATCCTCAACGACGCCGAGGCTGAGGTCGCCGGCACCACGCGCACCCGTCAAATCCGCGTAACGTCACCCCCGGACAAGGGCTTGTAAGCCCATGGGCGTGCTGCGCAATTTGCTTTCGGAAGGCATCCTTGGCCGGCTGATCGATCGCCGCAGCAGACCACGGGCGCAGTGGGACTGGTCGCAATTCCAATACGGCTTCACCCAGGGCGGCCAGGCGCCGATGCGATCGGGCTATGACGGGGCCGGCTTCCGGCGCCGGCTGCAGTCGTGGATGCCGTCGCAGTACACGACCAACGTCATTCTCACCTCGTCGGGGCGGCTGCTGCGCTCGCGCTGCCGCGACGTGCTGCGCAACAACCCGCACGCCAATGCCGCGGTCGAGAGCTTCGCCGCCAACGTGATCGGCACCGGCATCAAACCGTCATCGCTGTTCAACGAAAACCCGGTGCTGCGCGATGCCATCCAGAAGCTCTGGCAGGATTGGACAGATGAATGCGATGCCGATGGCATAGCCGATTTTTATGGTCTGCAGAGCATCGTCGCGCGGGCGCTGTTCGAAAGCGGCGAGTGCTTCATCCGATTTCGCAATCGCAGGGACGATGACGGACACCTGGTGCCGCTCCAGGTGCAATTGCTCGAAAGCGATATGTGTCCTTACGAATGGAACATGCAGGCGCCGAACGGCAATTGGATCATGAACGGCGTCGAGCTCGACTTCCGCGGGCGCCGCGCCGCCTATTGGTTCTATCCGACGCATCCCGGCGACATGCCGATCGAACCTGTCGGCACGCTGCAGCCAACCCGCATTCCGGCGTCAGAAATCCTGCACATCTTCAAATGCACGCGGCCCGGTCAGGTGCGCGGCGTGCCGCTCATCACGCCTGCGCTGGTGCGACTGTTCTTTCTCGATCAGTACGACGATGCGGAGCTGGAGCGCAAACGCATCGCCGCAATGTATGCGGGCTTCGTGACCTCGCCCACGCCCGAGGACATCGTTCCGATCGACGGCATGGACACCAGCAGCAATCAGGAGGGCATAGCCCTGTCCGGTCTGGAGCCAGGGACGCTGCAGACGCTGCTGCCGGGGGAGGACATCAAGTTCTCGGAGCCGGCCGATGTAGGCGGCAGCTACGAGGCTTACCAGTATCGGCAGCAGCTTGCGGTGTTCGCCGCAGTCGGCGTTCCTTATTCGATCTGCACCAGCGATCTGCGGCGCGCCAACTATTCTTCGTTGCGCGGTTCGATTGTCGAGTATCGGCGCAGGCTGCAGCAGATGCAGTGCAACGTATTCGTATTTCAGATGTGCAACCCGATCTGGAAGCGGTGGCTGGAAACGGCAATCCTGTCGCTTTCGCTTCCAGTGGACGCGCGGGATTTTTTGCTGCGCAAGGCCGACTATCAGCGCGTCAAATGGATTCCGCAACGCAACGATTGGGTCGATCCGCTCAAAGACCGACAGGCCGAAAAGCTCGCAGTCGATGCTGGCTTCAAGTCACGCAGCGATGTGATCGAGGCCGAGGGCTTCGACCCAGAGACGAATGATCAGCGCATCAAAGCCGACGCGGATCGCGCAGAACAACTCGATCTGACATTCCCGTTCGTCTACGCGGCGGCCTCGCAGCCAATGTCGCCGGATGATCAGGAGCAAGCGGCGCAAGACGCTGCGGCGTGACATGCCGACGCCGCGCAAAGGCGAGACTGAAAAGGATTTTGTTTCACGGTGCATCCCGATCGTTCTCGACGACGGCACCGCGGACGACAGCAAGCAGGCGACCGCGATCTGTTACTCGATTTGGCGACAAAGCAAAAAAGGAGTCGGCAACATGCGGCAGTGGTTCACCATGAAAATGCGTGAAGTTGTCGATCCCGATGAGGACGAAGACGCGATCGATCCAAAGGCTAAGGACAACGGCGACGACGAGCTGGACGAGGAGCAGGAGGACGAGGAGGCCGACACCGACAAGGACGAGGAGGAGGACGAGGACGCCGATAAGAAAAAAGCGGAAAAGAAAGACCCAAAACCGGGCGACCCCGAGGATGACGAGGACGTTGACGAGAACGAGGATACCAAAAAGAAAAAGTATGTCGAGATCGCGATCTATGACGAGATCGGCAAATCATTCTGGGGCGACGACACCCTCACCGCAAAGGATTTTATCAGTGATCTTGCCGCGATGGGCGATGACTTCGAGGACATCGATCTGCGCATCAACTCGCCGGGCGGCGACGTGTTCGATGGCGTCGCGATCCACAATGCGCTGAAAAATCACAAGGCAAAGGTGACGGCGCATATCGATGGCATCGCGGCGTCAATCGCGTCGTACATCGCGATGGCCGCCGACGAGATCATCATGCCGGCCAACAGCTTCATGCTGCTGCACAACGCTTCCGGTTTTGCGCTTGGCACGGCGGAGGACTTGCGGGCGACGGCCAACGACCTCGAACGCATCGACAAGTCGATCACCGCCACCTACGCGACACGAGCAGGCAAAACACCGGCAAAGATGCGGTCCCTGATGAAAGAGGACCGCTTGATGGATGCCAAGGAAGCGAAGCAATGGGGCTTGGCCGACACCATCACGCACGAAGTCAAGATGGCGGCAAACTTTCCGTTACGGCTGCTGCCGGAAAAGGCGGCGGAGGCATTCCGCGCCAGGATCGGCGTGCGCGCGGCGCGGGAAGAACCGGAAGCCGAGGTCATCACACTGCGGGCCGCGAGGAAACAGGGCATGTCGGATCACAAGAAGTATGTCGAGGACGTCACCGATCTTTGCACCTTGGCCGGAATGCCGGAGAAGGTCGGTTCCTATGTCCGCAACGAAACGCCGCTGAAGACGGTGCGCAAGGAATTGCTGGTAGCTCGCAGCAGCGCAGCACCGATCATGCCGCACAATCCATTGCTTACCAAGTCCACGACATCGGCATGGGACAAGGTCGTCGCCAAGCTGAATGCACGCAGCGGCTTGATGAACAATAAAGGAGTTTGATCATGGCAGACACGCACACCGATGCTGACGCCAAGCGTCTTGCGGATGAGCGCGAGCAGCGTCGAGCAGATGCGCAGCGCAAGCTAGACGAAAGCCGCGTGGCTGCCCATCAGGCCGAGGAGAAGCGGCGCGCAGAGGAGTTTCAGGCAAACGAAGCGCGTCTTGCGGAAGTGCGGAAGCGCATGGAAGCGCGAAGGAAGGAGGATCAGCGCCGTGCAGCTCTCAGCCCTCCTGAGCGTGCTGCAGAGGATGAGAAGCGCGCGGCGATGACTCCCGAGGAGCGTCTTGCCGATGATGAGAGCAAGGGCTTGTCTCCTGAGCAGTTCGATCAGATCAATCTGCTCGCGGGGACGCCACAATTTTCGGTCAAGACCGAAGTCGTTCCGCATGCCGCAGGTTTCATCCTGTCGGAAGCCAACGGCAATCTCTCGCGCGACTACGGACAATTTCTCGATCCAGCGACCGTCTATGTCGGTCAGCCGATTGCGCAGAGCGCACCGGCATCGGGCAACACGCCGGCGACCTATATCGTCGTTGCCACGACGGCAGGAGCCAATGCAATCGGGTTGGCGATCTATGGCGGTCAGACATCGCCGGGCAATCCGATCCTGATTGCGGCGCTGACGCGCAATGCGGAGGTCAACAAGAACCTGGTTTATTGGGGCACGTTGACTGCCGGGGATCAGACCGCGGTGATCTCGGCACTGGCCTCCAGGGGAATCATCTTCCGATAAACGTCAGATTGCTACGAGGACAACGACCATGCTCGACATCTTTCGCAATGATGCCTTTGGCGTAGTGCCGCTGTCACTCGCCATCAACAATCTGAAATTTGTTCCCGGCTATCTCGGCAGACAAGGCGTGTTCTCCGAACGGGCGGTCTGGGCCACGGCGGTCATGATCGAGGAACGCAATTTCGTTCTGACGCTGGTGCCGCCAACGGCTCGCGGCGGTCCCGGCACCACGGTGACGAAACCCGCGCGCACCATGCGCATGCTGCGGGTGCCGCACTTCGAGATCAACGACGCAATCATGGCCGAGGAAGTGCAGGGCGTCCGCCCCTTCGGGCAGGAAACCGGCACCGAGGCGGTGATGACCAAGGTCGGCGAGCGCATGCAGATGGCGGGCCAGAGCTTCGAATATACGCTGGAATATTCGCGGGTCGGCGCCATTCAGGGCATCGTCACTTATGCGGATGGGTCAACGCTGAACCTTTTCAACGAATATGGCATCACCCCGCCGACGCCGTTCAATTTCGTTCTCAGTGCCGATCCATCGACCGGCAAAATCCGCAGCACATGCGCGGACATCATCCGCAAGATCGGCAATACCCTGGACGGCGTGCCGTTCATCGGCGTCAAC